AGGGTGGGATACAGGCGAAGGAGATGTTGTTGAAGAAGATCGAGCAAGAATCCCTGCCAACAGGTACAGTGGAGCTAAACCAAGAATCAAAGCCAAAGTCATCAAAGTAATTGGCACACTAAGTTTTAGGAGGACTTCTTTAATCATGTTTCAAAAAATTGCTAACGTATTGAGTATCATCTCATTTGTAATGGTAGCTTCAATGAGTGGTGGAGCGTACTTTGGTTACAAGTATGTAACTTCAGAACAATTTAAATCAAGAGTTATGAATGAAATTCTTGGTAATGTGCAAGGTATGATGCCAAAAATATTAGATAATGGTTTGCCTAAAATGACAGGTCCATCTATGCCTATCATCAAATGAATTGTTGGCACTGTAATACAGAATTAATTTGGAGTGCTGATGATGACATGGAAGAAAGTACTCGATATTCGATGGTTACACATTTATCTTGTCCAAAATGTCATTGTGACGTAAAAGTATATTTACCAAGAAATGCCTACGATTGAAATTCCTGATATTCAAATTCGTGAGATATATATTCCAGACGTACCAGAAATATATACTCCTCATTATTTAAGTATTACAAAGCCACCAGATATTGATGTACCTGGTTGTACCTATCAACATCGTGATATAAAAAATACTGGTAATCGTAATTTATTGCTAGAAGATCCTAATGGAGTGTATACGACTTGTGATTTTCCGTTTCCTAGCTTTATTCCTCTTGACTATACACCTGAGAATCTGGTCATTACAGAGGAACCGCTTGTCGATAATGAACCACCGCCCTTACCAGAAACAGAGCAGCCAAAGATTCCTGACTTACCTAAACCACCCCCACCAGATTTTCCTCCCTGTCCTGGACCTAAAGATCAAAAAATAGGCCAATATGCTTCAGAACTTAAACTGGAACGTGTTATCGGACATAAAAGAAGCGAAGATAAGACTGAATGTATAACTTTGTATGAAGACGTTAAATTCATCGAAAGATATATACCAAATCCTCCACAGCTTGTTAGCACTGCTCTCATTGCTAGCGTTGCTGCCACTACTCCATTACTGCTTAATATTGTCAAACCTTTAATAAAGAATTTAATAAAAAAGCTTACAAAAAAGAAAAATGATGTAAAATGATATTAAGCGAAGGAAGCTGTAGGCAAGTTAATTAAATTTAACCTCTGACCGAAGATGATCCTTTGCTTACTTAGCAAAAGGCTTTGTGAGATTTTCTTTTGCTGATAAATTAGTAGGTAGACTAGTTGGAAGGGGTCTATCTACTTTTTTATTTTTAAGGTAGAATGTTCATCCGTAGATAAG